TACTATTTAGGACAATATCAGAAGCTAAAGACCGATAAATTTTTTCGTGAATGTACTTCTAATTTAAAAAACGATTTAAAACGATTAGCACTATGACACAGATAAAATACAAAAGAAAGTTAGCGAGAGAATATAGAGAGCAAATGTACTTAGAGGACAAGAAACACTACGATAAGTTAATTGGTATAATAGTAACTTGGACACCTTTATTCATAGAATACTTTGAGGAGCTTAATAGTGTTATGCCTGAATTCTTTACCAACGATGTAATTAAGGTTCTAGAACGCAACGCAAATAGTCTGTATTGGAAAAATAGCAACGAAGATAAAGACCAACTGGCACAGGAACACACAGACAATTTAAAAGAGTTTAGAAGTATTGTTGAACAAACATTTAAAGTTAAGTGAGATGGAACGTGAAATAAGATTTAAGTGTTACCTACAAAGCGAGGGTAACAATCAGCACAGAAAGTTGTACAACTTCTTTAAAACGATTAAAAGTATTAAACAAATAGCCTACGGTGAGCATTTACGGAGCAAAGTGTTAATGAAGCATAACAGACGAGAGTTATTTGGGTATGCTTTGAGTAATTTTAAATCTAAATATGTGAATAATGAATGTGATTAGTCTTTTTAACGGCATGAACACAGGTCGACAAGCCCTTGAAAACGTAGGTATTAAAGTAGATAAATACTATTCAAGTGAAATAAAACCCTATGCAATAGAATTAACTCAGTACCATTTTCCTGATACAATACAAGTAGGAGATGTAACTAAATGGAAAGATTGGAATATTGATTGGAAAAGTATTGATTTAATTTTAAGCGGATCACCATGTCAAGATTTATCTGTGGCTGGTAAACGTGCCGGAATTAACGGAAAAAAATCTTCTTTGTTTTTTGTTTTTGTTGAAATATTAGAACACATAAAATCTTTAAATTCAAAAATTTTATTTCTTCAGGAAAATGTTGGAAGTGCAAGTAAGTTAGACGTTGGAATTATGAGCAGAGCATTAGGTGTTTACCCGGTACGAATTAATTCAAAACTTGTTACAGCTCAGTTGCGTGATAGATATTATTGGAGCAACATAAGAACAAAAGAAACTATGTTTGATTTAGTGACTGATATACCACAGCCAAAAGATAGAGGTATAATGTTTAAGGATATAATTACTGATGGTTACGTTGAAAGGGTTAAAGCATTAGCATTACTAGAAAGTGAAAGCCTAGTTTGTACAAGTCAAGAAAGTATTAAAAAAAGAGCAGAAAGAGAATTTATAAATATTGTTTATGTTGACACAGATAAGCACGTTGCCCTAAAAACTTGGAACGGTGATGGTAGTTCGCAAGAATATTTAAAGCACAGAAACGAAACAACTGGAATGTTTACTTTAATCTACGAAGAAAACAACGAATTAAGATGTAAAACAAATACTTTAAAAGGTTATGATATAGTAACAGAAAATGATTACTTAGATTTAAGTTTTCCAACTTCAACAACAAGACGAGGTCGAGTTACTAAAGGTAAAAGTCCTTGTTTAATGGAATCAAATAACAATTTATATTCTTATCAAAATGGAATAGTTAGAACAGTTAATAAAATTGAGATGTGTAGGTTACAAGGATTCCCCGATAATTATTGCGATATACTTACAACAGCAAAATCAGGAAGTTTATTAGGTGATGGTTGGACTTTACCTGTAATCGAATGGATATTTTCATTTATATAACTATCTTTGTCTTAACAGTAGTTGATTACGTCAACTCATTATATTTTAACCTCGTTAGTAATAGCGAGGTTTTTTTTATCTTTACAAAATGAAATACCTTTTAATTTTATTGCTCTCTAGTTGCTCTTATTCCATCCATGAATCCAATATGATCACCCAACGTAAAACGATGCTGAAATACGATAAGCAAAGTAGGAAAACTCAGCAGAAAATTAGAAGTGGTAGGGAGAATAAAAAAAAGTTTGTGAAAAGAACGAAGAATAAATATATTTAGTTATATTTGTACTCGTTGAGTCGAAGCAACTAAAGAAATTATTTAAAAAAACCTCGTATTGAAGAGACTTCGACCTCGGATATACGAGGATTTTTATTTTATGGTTAAACCTTTTAAGTATCAAGAAGAAGCAATAAACGAAATTCTTGATAAGTTCCAATCAAAACAAAGAGTACTATATCAATTAAGCACTGGAGGCGGAAAAACATTTGTATTTTGTTTTTTAACAAAGAAATTTGTTGAATTTACAAATCAAAAAGTATTAATACTTTGTCATAGGCAAGAATTAATAGATCAGACAATTAAATCTATGACTAGAATAGGTTTAACTTGCGAGGAGTTAACATCTAAAACAAAAAACAAATTAAATCATTTGTCTAATTGTTATGTCGCAATGGTTGAAACAACATATAATGTTTTAAAATTAAATCCTTATTTCTTAAAAGATGTAGGTTTAATAATTGCGGACGAATGTCATACTTTAGTTTTTGATAAAGTATTTCAATTTTTTCCATTCTCAAATATTTTAGGATGCACCGCTACTCCAGTTGTATTAAAAAAAGTAACGTATTTTAAATGTAAAATTTGTGGAACTAATCATAATGAAAATAAAACGTGTTGTAATTTTGAAACAATGGAAAGAACTAAACCTTATCCACTTTCAAATATTTATGAAGATATTGTAGTTGGTCCAAAGATTACAGATTTAATTGAAATGGATCGTTTAGTAAAAGAAATTTCTTTTGTTAAAAAATATGCTAAATTAGATAATCTTAAAACTGATAATTCAGGAGAATATACAAATGAATCTTTAGATAAAGCATATGGTACTGATGAAAGTTTATTTAATGTAGTTAAAAACTATGAAGAACTTTGTATTGGTAAAAAAACAATTATTTTTAATAATTCAACAACTACTAATAAATTAGTTTATGAGAAATTTTTACAAGCTGGTTATAATGTTAGAATGTATGACTCAATTAACACTAAAGGCGAATGCAGAAACGAACTTGTAAATTGGTTTAAAAATGAACGTGATGCAATACTTTGTAATGTATCAATATTTACAACTGGTTTTGATGTTACTGATGTTGAAGCAATTATTTTAAATAGGGCTACAACTTCACTTTCTTTATTTTTACAAATGGTTGGTAGGGGTGTTCGTGTAACTGATGTAATTTATAAAGACAATTGTATTTTAATTGATGGTGGCGAAAACATAGATAGGTTTCAAGAATTTAGCGATCCAAGTAGAGATTGGAAAAAAATATTTTTTGAAGGAATAGGAAAAGATAAACCAAAAAAAGAAGATGCAGAAGATGTTTTGTTTTGTGATAATTGTGGCGATTTAATTAAAAAATCAGATATTGAATGTCCTCACTGTGGTTTTATTAAAGAACAAAAAACAAAAATTAAAACTATTTCAGATGAAGTTTTAGTTCCTATTATTAAACTACCACCACCAAACGGAAAGAAAATTGTTAAATATACAATTTCACAAGGAAAAGATAGTAACTTTGCAATCCGTATTTTAATAAAACAAATTATAGAGTTATTTCAATTTTATGGAGTTACAAGAGATTTATATTATAAAACTAAAACAAATGGAAAATTATATGAGAAAGTAAAAGAGTTAGTAGATAGTTGTTATTTTGATATAATTTTTAATAAAGAAATACAATCAAACAATAACAGAACAAAAAGTTACATAGAAAATAAAGTGTTAAATCAATTAGAGTCGAAGTATGAAATTTAGTTACTACAAAGATGTTTTCACTAAAGAAAACTCAGAATTATCAATCGAAAATTATATTGGGTTTATAACTCATGGAGCAAATCAAGATCTTGTTTTAAATGCAAGAGCTGAAAGACAAAAGGGAAATTTAGAAGAGTATAAAAAACTTAAATCTAAATCGAGTGCAATAACTGGAAGTTGTGTATTTCATTCAGGAAAAGATAAAATAGCTACAAACATAAAAGAGCTAAACGGTTTAATTGTAATTGATATTGATGAAGAAATAAGCGAACAACAATACCATAATATTAAAAATGATAAATACACTTTTATTATTCATCGTTCATTTAGTGGTTTTGGATGGTGTGTATTCGTAAAGATTAACTCAGATAAATTTGAAGATTCATTTAATGGTTTGTCAGAATACTATTTTAATACTTTTGATGTTACAATAGATCAAAGTTGTAAAAATCAAAACAGATTGAGATATATTTCTTTTGATCCTGATTTATTTCAAAATTTAAAATCAAATAAATTTATTGCTAAAAACACAAAGAAATTTATAGAGCCAAAAAATATAAATTTTGTTTATGTTGAAGATGACTTTCAAAATATTTTACAACAAATAAAAGATAGATCAATTGATTTATGCAATGAAGATTATGTAAAATATGTTCGTATTGGAATGTCTTTAGCATCTAAGTTTGGTTTACACGGTGCTGAGTACTTTCATTTTATTTGTTCATACGGTGGAAAGTATAATGAAAAAAGAGCCGAAAAAGATTATCAAGGTTTTTGTAGAAATCAATCCAAAATTTCAATAGGTACTTTTTACTTCTATTGTAAAGAACATGGTATATTTATTTATTCAGAACGTACTAAAAAAATAATTGATAGAGTATCAATAGCAAAAGTACAAGGTACTCCAATATTAGATTCAATCGTTTCTAATTTAAAAACTGCGAATGAAATAGAAGCTACTGAAAATGATAAAAAACTTATTCAGGAATTAATTAATTCAAAAATAGATTTTTCAAAAGAAGCTAATTCTAATTTAACAGAAATTGAACAAATAGAAAAATTCATTATAGATAACTTCAATCCTAAAATTGATGTAATTACAAATATTACTTATATTTTAGATAACGTACATTTAACAGATACTGAAATAAACGATATTTATTTAAGTGCTAAAAAGAATTTAGAATTTAATATATCAAAAGACGATATTCGTTCTGTAATAAATTCAAATCGTATTACTAAGATAAATATACTTAAAGAGTTTTTAAATGAAAATAAAGGTACTGAAACTGGCTTTATAGAAGAGTATGCTAATTGTGTTTATCCTCAAAATGAATTTAATTTATGGGCTTTTAAAAAATGGATAGTTGGAGCTTTACACAATTGGACCGCTCAAAAAGAAGAAAAATTAGTTTGTCCTTTAACTTTAGTTTTAACTGGTCAACAACATGGAACTGGAAAAACTTCTTTCCTTCGTAATATAATGCCTAACGAGTTAGATAAATATTTAGTTGAGGGTAAAATTAACGGAGCTGACAAAGACAGTACATACACTTTATGTAATTCTTTAATGGTTTTAGATGATGAATTCGGGGGTAAGGCTTTTAAAGATGTTAAAGAATATAAATCTATTTCAGATATTAATATCGTTACACAAAGAAGACCATACGAAAGAGAATCAAAAACATTTAAAAGACGTGCGATTCTTTGTGGTACAACAAACGAAATAGACATTTTAAAGGATGTTACAGGTAATCGTAGAATATTGCCTATAAACGTCGAAAAAATAGATTATGATAGAATGTTACTAATAGATAAGAAAAAGTTAATCATAGAAGCCTATAATCTATTAAACGATGGTTTTGATTGGATAATAAGAAAGGAAGAAGATATTGAATATCTAAAATTAAATTCTGAATCAAATGAAAATGTTTATCCAATTGAAGAAATATTTTTTAATCATTTCAAATTTGAAGCCGAAGGAAATTATACTTTTGAAAGAATTTTAAATCAAGGTGAGATTTTAGAACACTTAAATCAAGTCTCAATTATGAAACCAACTAAGTATGATCTAAAAGAAATTTTTACTAAAAATAAAATAACCTATCAAGCTTATAGAATAATGGGAAATATTAAAAAAGGTGTTAAGTTGTTCTGTCATAATGGATTAGATAAAGAAATGCCCTTTTAAGTTGTAACTTTTGTAACCTTTTGTAACTTTCAAAAGGTTACACTTAAAAAGTTATAAATCAATAAGTTAAACTACTTGTAACCTTGTAACTTAAAAAATTATATTTATTAATAGGTAAGAATAAAATAAATTATTGATTAAAATAAAAAAGTATAAATATTCTAAAAGAATTAATTTAAAAAAAAAGGTTACAAGTTACAATTATGAAAATAACAACAGAAAATAAAATACAACAAGAAATTTATTTGTACTTCAAATTAAATTATTGTTTACCAAAACACGAAAATAGATGTATGATATTTTCAGTACCGAATGATTCAAGTAATGCAGTAGAACAACAAAGAAAAGTTAATACTGGTTTATTAGCTGGTGTAAGTGATTTAATTATGTTTATTGGTACTGATGTTTACTTTATCGAGATTAAAACATCTACGGGAAGACAAAGCGATAAACAAAAAGATTTTGAAAGTAGAGTTAATATTTTAGGACATAAATATTTTTTAGTTAGATCACTTGATGAATTCAAAAAAATAGTTATATTTGCTCACACAAAAATTTAAAAGTTATGAAAATTACAGGATCATTGAAAGTAAAAAAAGATACTCAGGTAGTATCAGAAATTTTCTCAAAACGAGAATTTGTAATAACAGTTGTAGATGGTGCATTCTCGAATGACATCTTAATTCAGTTGACGAAAGATAAAGTAACATTGATTAACGATATTAATATTGGGGACTTGTTGGAAGTTGAGGTGAATTTAGCTGGCAAATGTTGGGTGAATGCTGAAGGAGTTGAGAAGTACTTTAACTCGCTAAATTGTTGGAAAATAAGTAAAATATGACAGAACAAGAACAGTTACTAAAGTTCTTTATGTGGTTTAGAGAAAACGGAGAGAAATACGTTTGTCATCCGATTGAACACATGATTCAAATTTACTTAAATGAAAAGACTAAAGGAAACAACTGCTAAAACTATCCTAGAACAAATTGATAGTTTTGTTGAAAGGTATAAACTAGATGAGAAAGCAAAACAAGAATTGATTAAAATGAGTAAAAATTCTTATTGTTTAGGTAGTAGTGATTTATTTAAGATAATGGAAAAATCGTATTAATATGCAAAATATAATAGCTACATCAAAAACAACTGAGTTGATTATTCAAGTTACCTACCAAGACAACCATATTATTAAAGGGTTTGTTTTAGTGGGCGACCAATTTAATAAAGTAGGTAAAATTGATTATTGGTCCACAAGTTCATTTAATATATCTAAAACTAAAATAAACTATGTTAAATGATTTAGACATATTAGAACAACAATTAAAATACAACTTTTACAAAAGTATTGAAGACTTACAAAATAAACGAGTTCAAAGATGTAAATTTAAAGTTGGTCAAATAGTCGAAGTAACTTGGGAAAGTCGAGATTATGGAACTGAAAAAGCAATAGGTTATATTTATTATATTGCAGCTAGAAAAGATGGTTATTTAGGTTATACTTATCATTTCAAAAAGATAAAAAAAAGAGATGGTGAAATGTCAGAACATGGAATTGATATACCTAAATATTCAAAAATAATAAAATTAAAAAACTATGTTAATCCAGCCGATATTAGATTTGCCCAATAGAAAGAACATAGTAACTAAGCATGGTACATTATCAGACCTTCATAAAGTTGCAAGAGAATGGTATAGGTCTGAAAAGGATAGTGTGTTTATGAGAGAATTTGTCATCTACATAGTGAACAATTATAGTAACTTCAAAACTAAGAAATGACAGTTGAGCTATTCCAATGGATAGAATTAATTGTATACCATGATATTAGATGTAAAAATTATGATTATATTTATGAGTTGATATGTTACAATTAGAATTAAAAGTAAAGAAGCATATACCTGATGCAGTGTTTGTTGATGGTAAATTAGTTTCACCATTACCTACAATTAAAGTAGGTTATAAAGTTGTGACCTATAATGACTATGTTGAACTGGCTTTTATAAGATACGACTTTAAGACCGTTATTGAAGCAATGAAAAATAAGAAAATAATATTAGTACTATGAGACAAGGAGATATAGTGGAATTTAACCACACAATAATTATAGACGATTTGTATAAAGCTAAACTTAAAACAAACGTTAGAAGTAAAGGAGAAGTGAAACATTTTGACGATCACAATGTTCTTATTAAATCAAAACAATTCGGACTTATTTATAAATCAAAATCAGATTTGGTTAATTAATATTTTGAAATTCAAGTTTTTTCAAGATGGAAAAAGTAAAAGGAAAACACGGAGGTGCTAGACCAAACACTGGAAGATTAAAGCAAGATGAGTTATTTAAACTTATCGAAACAATGGATGCAATAGCTATTCCTCAAGAAGTGTTTTTAAAACTCAATGATAAAGTTCAAGCGGGTGATTTTAAAGCTATTGAACTATGGTTAAAGTATCGTTTAGGTATGCCGAAACAAATGGTTGATATTACAACCAACGGAGAAAACATAAACACTACTACAATTAAGTGGGGAGATAATGAAATAAGTATTTAATGGAATTAACACCAAAACAATCGGAAGCGATGGCGTTGCTACAGAGTGAGAAGTATAACTTCATCCTCTATGGCGGTGCCATTCGATGACGGGGGGGGAAATCTGTTTGGGGTTTATCCGCCCTTTTAATTATGTGTCAAGTGTTCCCTAACTCTAGGTGGTGTGTTATTAGGGAGAATAGCGAAAAATTAAGAACCACAACTGTTCCGTCTTTTAAGAAATTAGAGCCATCAGGAGCTTTAAGACAGTCACCTTATGAATATCATCATCCAAATGGTAGTGTTATTCTATTTAAATCAGAAAATTACGCCCAAGATAAAGACATTGATTGGATGAAAGGTTTAGAGGTTAACGGTTTTCTTTTTGAGGAAATAAATGAATGTCAAGAGCAAACATTTTATAAAGCTTTTGAACGTGCTGGATCATGGATCATTAACGATGCTAAAATACAACCGAAACCAATTATATTAGCAACTTGTAATCCTACGTTTGGATGGGTAAAAAGATTAATTTATGATTGTTGGAAATCGGATACACTTCCAGAAACTTGGGCTTATATTCCTGCTAAAATAACCGACAATCCACATTTACCACAAAGCTATATTGACAATCTAAACAATTTACCAAGATTTGAATATGAAGTGTTTGTAATGGGTAATTGGGATATACAACTAAAAACAGGAGGGGAATTTTACAAAGATTTTGAAATAAATAAACACGTTAGGTCAGTATCTTATAACCCTGCATTACCGTTGCATATTTCATGGGATGACAACGTTAATCCTTATCTACCATGTGGTATATTTCAAATTGTAGGCAAAGAATTAATAATGATTGATGAAATTGCGGGAGTTACTCCAAACAATACCGTAAAAGGTGTATGTAATGAGATTTTAAAACGTTATCAAGGACATCAAAGCGGAATGTTTGTTTATGGTGATTCAACTGCTAATAAGCAAGATACTAAACTAGAAAATGGTTATAATTTTTACCGTTTAATAATGGATAATTTATCTATTTACAAACCGACAAACAGAGTAACAAAATCCAATCCATCTGTTGTTATGCGTGGTAATTTCATTAATTCTGTTTTTCAAAGAAATGTTGAGGGATTGACTTTCAAAATAGGTGAAAACTGTAAAACAACAATCAACGATTTAATAATGTTGAAAGAAGCGAGTGATGGAACAAAACACAAAGAAATGGCAACCGACCCCAAAACAGGTACACGTTTTCAAAAAGTAGGACATTTCAGCGATTTATTTGATTACATTGTTTGTTCTGCATTTGGTAATGAATTTCAATCCTATTTGAGAGGTTCACAAAATATTGGTATTCGAGTAGGTAAAGCGTCACCATCTAAACACGGATATTAATTTTACTACTAAACAATAGTAAACAAATCTAATATACTTAATTTCGTATTGTTATGGCATATTTAAGACTTCAAGATTATTATCAATTGAGGATTCAGAAAACTCAATTAGACCAAATAATACAAAATAATGATGTTGTAAGGGTTTCGAGTGAATTGGAATCTTTAGCGGAAATGGTATCTTTTTTAACTCAAAAATACGACGTAGAGGATGAGTTTAGAGATATAAAATCTTATGCTTACGGTCAAACATACAACGCAAACGATTTAATTGAATTAGACGCTCCGTTATACGTTGCGACAAATACATATACGCTACATTCCAAAACATTATACAATTCAAACGTTTATGTTTGTACAACTGCAATAACAACACCTGAAGCGTTTAATTCAGCTCATTGGAAATTGGTAGGTTCGCAATATGATTTATTCAATGTTGTTTCACCTTATACTAGATATTCATTTAAAACTACTTATGTAGTTGGTGACTTTGTTGTTTATAAAAACAAACTATACAAGTGTTTAGTAAGCAATATAAACATTATGCCTACAGATGCTAATTTAGGTTTTAAATATTGGAGTCTTGGAGTTAATTATTCGGTTACTGGTGTAGAACCTTACAATGTTGTTTCAGACTTTTCATCGTGGAATAATTCAACTACTTATTCAGTAGGTAGTTTAGTTTCTTACAATGGAATAGTTTATTACTGTAATGGATCAAATATCAATCATTCACCGCTAGGAAATATTACTTATTGGTTACCTGTAACGTGGAAACATTCAGATAATAGGTCTATTCAATTGGTAGCTTTTTTAATTGATATGGTAATCTATAAAATCAATATGAGAATAGCACCTAATAATATTCCACAACTTCGCAAAGACAATTATAATTATGCGAAAGAATGGTTAATCGAAGCAGGAGGCCAAAATAACGCTATTACGGCAAACATTCCATTATTACAACCAAAACAAGGTGGGCGTATTCGTCACGGTGGAAATACTAAAAACATTAATACATACTAATGAAGTCACCAAAAATATTAACTAAGAATTATTGGTTTCCAACGATAAATCCGTTGACAGATGCGGGTCAAGGTGTAAATCGTGAAACAAATCCACAACACGTTAGTAGATACATTGCGAGGGTTCAATTAGCTCGTATTCGTCAAGACGTTAAGAGTTGGAGAGATGCGATTAATGAAGCTGAATTAGCATACTATCCCCACAGGGTGCAAATGCAAAGATTGTTTAATGATACCAGTTTAAACGGTCACGTTTTCGCTTGTATGGAAAAAAGAAAGTCATTAACTAAACAAAAACGTTTTGAAATAGTAAACGAAAAAGGAATAGTGGATGAATTTTGGACTGAAAAATTAAATAAAAAATGGTTACATACCGTAATAAACTATTCATTAGATGCTTTGTTTTATGGTTATAATTTAGTTAACTATTCAGAGATTGAAAACGATGAGTTAAAGGGTATTGAGGTAATAAAAAGACATAATATTTCACCTGACAGATTACAAGTTGTTTCTTATGTTTATTCATTGAGTGGTATTCAATTTGAAACAGATGAACAATTTAAAAACTGGGTTTTTTACATTTCTACATCCTCCGAAACGGGTATTTCCAATTGTGGTTATGGTTTGCTTTATCGTTGTGGAATTTATGAAATATTTTTACGAAATTTATTAGGATATAACGGGGACTTTGTAGAATTATTTTCACAACCTTTTAGAGTTGGTAAAACACAAAAAACAAATGATGATGATAGGTCGGAGTTTGAGAGTGCTATTCGTGATATGGGTTCTAGTGGTTACGCTATTATTGATCCAAATGATGAGATTGATTTTATTGAAGCGAAAAATTCGGGTAACGGGTTTATGGGATATGAAAACCTTGAAAAACGTTGTGAAGCTAAAATTTCAAAAATAATCTTAGGACATGCAGACGCTATCGATTCAACTACTGGAAAATTAGGTTCAAATGATGAGGTTAAAGAAGCCTTAGAAACAATTGAAAAAAACGATGGTAATTTCATTATGAATGTTATCAATGATGAGGTATTACCAAAATTAAGAAATCAAGGTATTGCAATTCCTGACAATTTACGTTTTACATTCTGTAACGATAAAGAAAAATTTGAAGAAGAAGAAAAAGCGAATAAGCGAAACAACGAAGTAATAACAAACGTTAAAACTTTATTCGATGCGGGTTACAAAGTTGACGCTTCACAAATTGAGGAATTAACAGGATTGAAAATTACTGAAATCGAACCAAGCGAAAAAGGATTGCCACAAGACGTACAAAATAAATTGAAAGACCTATACAATGGTATTTGATGACTACGACAAAGAACGTTTATTTGAAATGATTTATGCGGGTTTAGTTACTGCAAAGAAACTGCCTAAACAATTGTTTCAATTAACATTTAAAGAGTTATTAAAAGGAATGGAAACGGCTATTAATTACGATGTCGTAGATAAAAAACTAGTAGCTGATTTAACACAAAACTTATATTTATTTAGTGGTGCAAAAACAGAAGTTCAAGTACTCGACATGGTTGGCTCAATGGTTAAGGATGGAAAATTACTACCTTATAACGAATTTAAAAAGATAGCTGACGAGAAATTTACAGAATACAATAAAAACTATTTAAGAACTGAATACGACACAGCAGTAGGACAGTCCCAAATGGTTAGCGACTGGAGTGATATACATAAGGATAAAAAACTATTTCCATATCTTAAATACGATGCTATTTTAGACAGTAAAACAAGTGATATTTGTAAACACTTTGACGGTGTAACATTGCCTGTAGATGATAAATTCTGGTCTCAATATTCACCCTTGAATCATTTTAACTGTTTCACTCCTGATACTCCTATACTTACACCAAATGGATGGGTAAATATAGAAGACATCAAAAAAGGTGATTTAGTTATTGGTGGAAGTGGTAAAACTCAAAATGTTTTGGGAGTTCACATTAAAAGTATTTATGAAGAAATTTTGAATATTAGAATCAAAAACAATTCCATTTCTACGACCAAAAAACATCGTTTCTTGTCCATTAATGGGTGGAAGAAAGCTGAAAGTTTCAATGTTGGTGATATAATTGTACAAAACATCGAAACAACCTTTTTTAATAAAGCTATTTGTACAATAAATAACTTTTACGTTGTTTTGAGTTATTTGTGTATGCCTATCATAAGAAAGTGGAAAACGAGAACTATTAACACATTCAATTGCTATATTAATACTTGGAATAAAAATATCAACAAATCTATTATTGACAAGTTCGTTTCCAATACAAGTCAAACCTTTATCAATAAAATAATCAAAAAGTTTTTGTTCGTTATTAGTAAGTTTTTTATGATATTGTCCATACCTTTTTGGATTGTTATTATATGTTTCAATAGTCTTTTTATTCGCTTTTTCTCTAATTTTAATATTGAACATCGGGTTAAATTCTTTCATTCTTTTAAAAGCATCAGGTCTTTTTTTGCCTTTCATTGGATGAGGAATTGTTTTAAGAGTTTTAATAAGTCTTTCTCCAGTTTTAACTTTTCTAATATTGTTATTAATCCATTGAGTTTTTATAGCTTCGCTACCAACACGACAAACAAACCCCTCATTTTTAAACCAAGTTCGTATGGTAGTGGCGTTAACGCCCCATCGAACCCCGATAGTTCTAAAAGTCATCATTCTGTCGAAGTAGAGAGTTTGGAGGGATTCACGAAAGGACAACCCCTCGATAGATTCAATTCTTTGTTTAGTTTCTTTTTTCATAGTTTTTTTAATCGTAAATTTGTTTTAATAAAAAATATTAGTAAAAATAATTATTCAGGACAAATATACAACTTATCAGTGAATAATGACGAAAGTTACATTACAAATGTAGGTGTTGTTCATAACTGCAGATGTGAGATAATTAAATTAAGTGAATACGATGAATTTGATATTACTAAAGAAAAAAATGTTAAATTAGCAGAAAAGAAAGGCGGTGACAATATGAATGATATATTTAAAATGAACCCTTACAATGATAGGGTAATATTTTCAGAAAAACATCCATATTTTGAACAAGCTAAAAACTATAAAAAACAATTTGTAAAATGAAACAACCATTAATTAGTAATAAATTCGTATTTGAATTAGAGCAAAGAATACAAGGAGAATTATCAGCAGAATCTATGTATAGACAATTGTCAGCGTCTATGCAAAATTTAGGCTACTTTGGAGCTTCTAAGTTTTTTTTAAAAGAAGCGGACCAGGAAGTTAAACACTATCAAAAAATTGTTGATTTTTGCAATGATTTAGGGGTACTTCCTGAAATATCAAATACATTGACAGATTTAAAAGTTGATAGTTTAGAATTAGCTTTAAAAACGGCGTACGATGCTGAATTAAATCTATTAAATGAATACAAAAAACTATCTAATTTATCAATGGAAGAACCTACACTATTTTATTTTAGTTTAGAATTTGTAAAAGAACAAGTTAAAAGCGTTGGTGAATATGGAGATTTATTAGCACGTTTGGAACTTACAAAAGAACCTATTTTATTAGATAAAGAATTATGAGTACAAATAAATTAGCTCCCTCAGATTGGGAACATTCAGGAAATACGGTTATGGATATGATAGCAAATGCGGTTAGCCACTTTCGTAAATGTAGAAAACCTTTAAAATCTATTGCTTTACACGGATTTCTTTATCATAAATTTGAAAACTTCATTTCTAAAAAAATGAATAACGAAGATGAATTTGAAACAGCAAGAGAATCAGGATTTAAATTTGATAGCGTGGATATTATACCAGCTGGAATGATGCAAAGCAGTAACCTACATTTTACATTTTGGGAACGAGAAGAAAATGAAAAATAAGTTTGATTTTAGTGAGGTAATGAATAAATTTGAACATCTTAAAAGAGATATTCCTAATGTCCTTGCTAATCAAAGTGTAAATTATTTTAAAAGATCATTCCAAAAACAAGGTTGGGAAAATAATAGATGGAAAACTTCAAAGCGTGTTTTAAATGGTGGCGGTTCAACATTGGTTAAATCAGGTGCTTTAAGACGTTCTATAAAAGTTCGATTAGCTTCATTTAGGAAAATATCCATAACTTCCAATTTACCATATTCAAAAATACATAATGAAGGATTTAATGGAACTCAAAAAGTTAAAGGATTCACTCGAAAAATGAAAATGCCTAAACGTCAATTTATGGGAGTGTCTCAAAAATTAACGGAAATGCACAGAAAAACAATGATGTCAATGATTAATAAATGCTTTAAATGAATACTACATTTTTTACAGAAATACAAACACAATTAAATACGGTATTACCTAATTTATACATACGTTTGTTTAATAGTCAATTTGATACAATTGAAGAAGGTGAGAATTATGCTTTTCCTTTTCCTTGTTGCTTCATTGAATTTGTAAATGATGAACACATTAAAATGTTAGGTAATGGAGTTCAATTATACGATCCTTTAATTGTTCGTTTACACATTGGAAGTTTAGAATACGATTCAATGGACGGTAATTTAGACCAAAATTTAAATATATTATCATTAAAAGACACAATTTATACTACTATACAAAAATGGAAGTCAACAAAGAGTAGTATTTTTATACGTACAAATGAAATAATGCACACACAACACGACCAAGTAAGTGTATTTATTCAAGACTACAAAACAACATTAGTAGATGATTCAATGCGTGAACCAGTCGGAGGAATTACAGTTAACACAATTGCAACGTTAGACGATACAGTAACTTATTAAAGATATGGCAAGAAGTACGGCACAGATTAAAAGTCAAATGATTGACGCTAAAAACCAAGAAACAGATTTACAAGGTTTAACGTCTACAAGTCAAACGGCAGTATGGAATTTAATATTATTTATTTGTGCGGGTGCAATTAATATAATGGAGCAATTACAAGACTTATTCAAGTCGGATATTGAAACTCAAATAAGTAACGCAATACCAAATACACCTCAATGGTTACAACAACAAGCGTTTAAATTCCAATATGACGCAAATAACCCACAAGTGTTACAATTGGTTGATTTAATTCCAACCTATCCAATAGTAAACACTAACTTACAGATTTTAACTCGTTGTTCTGTTTCAAATGGAAACAATAAAGAAGTTAATATTCGAGTAGCTAAACAAGAACCACCGGTTAAATTGGTTACTGCAGAACGTACTGCGTTAGTTTCTTATTTTGGAGTTATTGGAAATGCGGGAATTACTTACAATGTTATTTCTATTGAACCGGATTTAATCGAAATTGATGCAGATGTTTATTATGATGCACAGTATAGTGCGGTTGTACAAAGTGCGGTAAAAACTGCTTTATACACTTATTTATCAACTATTGACTTTAACGGTTATGTTTATGTAGCTAAAATAGAAGATACTATACAAGCTATTTCAGGAGTTAAAGACGTTAAGATTAATAACATTTACGTACGTGCAAGTTATGAAAGTTATGCAAACAAACATACTATTTACAGTTTATCTACAGGAACAAATGCAAGATACTATCAACCATATGCAGGTTATATTGTAGAAGAAACAACAACTTCACATACTTTTACTGACACTATTAATTATTTCGCTCAATAATGAATAAATATTTAATTTCATTTTATGACTTTTGGGCGAATTTACTTCCACCAAATAAAAGACTTGCAAAGTTTATTGCGTTTGGTAAGTCTATAATGTCACAAATACAATGGAATCATACCAATCTATTTGTAAAATATTATAAAGGCGATACGGTTGCTTATTGGTATAGTACAGTTGTTTATACGAAAGGAACGTACATAAAAGGATTAGACAAAGCAATATACTATTGTATAAAAACGGCAAGTGCAGGAACAACTGTATATGATACTAATTATTGGTTGTTAATTAATAGTTCATTTATAGGTTCAGAAACTAGATTGAAATTTACTTCTCAAAAGTCTGTTTTTGAATATGCTTTAAATACATGGTTTGATCAAACTTTCATTAACCCCCCAAAACAACCAACATTAAATAGTGCTTCTAACAATGTTATTTATATAACTACAAATTCAATAGATATTAATATTTTTTTGGTTGGTTCTTCGGTTGTTGATACTTCTAATATTTCAGCTACTGGATTTGATTCTAGTTATTATGTAGGATTAGCACCGAGCAGTTACATAAATAATGATTTTACAATATATTATGCTTCGTCAATTGTTCCGAGTTATTTAACATCAATACAATTTGAGCAACAAATAAAGGCTTTTGCGGACAAAATTAATTTAGCAGGTTTAAGATACAATATAACAAGTTACTAAAATGAAACACGTTTTATCAAATAATATTACAAGTACGGCCAAACAACCGATTGTAAAGGAAACATTAGCACATTACGACAATCAATTAACTGAGGTTGTTAATGCTTTGTGCAGAGGTCAACACAATAACGGTCCATTTATCGTTTATGGTTGTGAATGGACTTATTCAGGTGGTGTATTTTCAGTAAATGCAGGAGCTATATTTTCAAGTGGTGAATTATACTTAGTAGATGCTTATTCCGCAACTATATCAATGCCTAGTCGCTTTTACGGTTCAATAGTTACTTCTTATGAATCAATTGACCCTATATTATTTACGGACGGTAATAGTTATAACGTACACCAAACGAAAAGAATAGTTTGGAATAATACAAGTGGTTCATACGATTTATTAACGATTCATAGAAGAACTGACGGATGGTTAACTAAAACTATCACAGATGCAATGTTAACAGTTAATACTGGTTCTATTACTGTTGCAAGTGCTACAAAAAAAGAATTTACTTATAAATATGATTTTTTTACAAATACACTAATAGTTAATTACAATATTGTAAGTGCTGACGCTTCGGCAAGCTCATTTGCTAATTTATACATTGATATTTCTTCGCTTATACCTTCAACGTTAAGTTCAAATGATATGCAATCTATTGGGTATTATAATAATTCTTACAATACAAGTTCAGCAGGTTCAGGATTGACTAAACGCTCATCTACTTATGTAAGTTATTCGGGTGGTTCTGGAGTATTGACAATAACTCCCGCAGTATATTTAAATTTTGATGCAGATGGATCAAATAATTTAACTTTTCAAGGTCAAATTGAAATTAATATCTAAAAGAATTTAGGGGATTTTCGACATTCTTCGGACATCCCCTCATAAATATCTAGTAATTGACCTTTTTCAAAATCTTTCATATTAGCGAATATTTGCCGAATTGCATTTTGCAACACTTCGCTTTTTGATCGTCTATTAACGTGACAGTAAGCCGTCAATAATTTATTATCGTACTGTCTTAAATAAGTGTGAATTTGTGCTTTTTTAATACTCATAAAATTGTTTTTTACTACTAAATACTACTTACTACAAATATAGTAATTTTTTATAAACTAATTTAGTTATATGATATTAAAGTACACAATTGATGCAAGCGTAGACGAACCGATAATGCTAATCGATAAGCATATTGGAATGGATGCGGAAGACGGACAAGGAATTGACGGTTCTGATTTTGCTCGTGAATTACTTTATTTAGATTCATTAGAAAAAAAATCAATTCAAATTCGTATTAATTCAGTTGGTGGTTCAGTTATGGACGGTATGACTATTTACAATGCAATTCTTAAAACAAATGCGAAAGTAGATACTTATAACGTTGGTATTTGTGCAAGTATAGCAGGTGTTATATTTCAGGCAGGACGAAAAAGAATAATGGCGGATTATTCATTATTAATGATGCACAATCCACAAGGAGGAGATAAGAAAGTGCTTAAAGTAATGAAAGAATCTTTAGTCACTATGTTAACTCGCAAATCTAATAAAACAGAAATTGAAATTTCAAAATTAATGGATGCGACAACCTGGATGACTGCAACGGAATGTTTGACAAATGGTTTAGCCGATGAAATAGAGGAATCACATAAACTAAATAAACAAAGAATTAAATCAGAGGATGTTAAGAACGCTTATAAAGAAGCAACACTTATATTAAATAGTTTTAATCAAAAATCAAAGCAAATGTTAAAAGTAACAAACAAACTAGGTTTGGAAGAAACAGCTACGGAAGAAATGATTTTGGCTTCAATCGAGTTAATCGAAAATAAATCAATGAATGATTTAGAAGATGCTAAAAAAATGTTGGAAGAAGCTGAAAATTCAGTAACAAATCTTAAAAAACAAGTTGCAGAATTAGAAGATGCTAAAAACGCATTGGAAGAAGAAGCAGAGAACAAAAAACAAGAAGACTGCAAAAACAAAGCGGTTGACTTCGTTACTAATCTTGTAAAATTGGGTAAAATCTCAAACAAAGAAGAAGTAATAGAAAAATGGACATCTTTAGCAATTACCGATTTAGGTACTGCAGAAATTATGTCAGAAGGTTTAACAGTTAATAAGTCTAACAAGACTATTACAGTTGAACAAGAAAATGAAGCGTCATTAGAGAATGCAACTGCAAATGCTATGGCTGAAATCGCAAACAAATTAAATTTATAATAAAATGGCAGAAGGATTAAATATTCAAGATACCACTTACTCAGGTTCAGTAGCGTCATATATGATGACACGTGCCGTAGTTGGTGCAGATACTATCGAAAAAGGTGGTATAATGGTTCAGGATGGAATTAGAAAGAAATTCAACATTCCAAGAGTTGAGATTTCAGGTTTTATGCAAAAACGTCAAGCAACACCAGTTTCAAAAGGAAACGTAAATGTTGACGGTAAAATCATTGAGCCAAAAGACTTAATGTTATACGTTGAGTTAAATCCAAGAGATTTTGAAGCTCACTACTACGCAGAAAAACAGTCTCCAAAATTGTTAACTAGAGAATTACCTCAAACTGCTGAAGCATTTATTATGATGCAACAAATGAAGCGTTTGAATGAGTTTTTTGAAAACGCAATTCACCGTTCTAGAATTGACTTTGACCCAAATGGAAGTGCAGTTGATCCAACTTCAAAAGGTGAGGTTGCAGGTGCGGTTGATTACCAATATTTCGATGGTTTAATCAAAAAAGCATTAGATGACGTTAACACTATTCAAGTACCTACTCCAGTTGCTTTAACAACTGCAAACATTAGAGATAAATGGACTTTAGCATTAAATTTAGTTCCACCTGCTTTATTGTTTAAATATGGTAAAGGTGGTTTGAAATTCTTAGTTTCTTATGCAGACAAATTGAAATATGAAGAAGCTTTAAGAACTGACGCTTACAAAAATATCGATTCTACTGAATCAGCTATTGAGCGGTACAGAGGATATGACATTGTAAGTTGTGCGGGTATTCCTGAGAATACTTTCTACTTATGTATTGCACGTCCTGACAATCAATCTAATCTTTGGCTAGGTATCAATAGTACTGAGGATAACCAATTACAATTATCTAGATTACAAAATAACTCTGAGTTATTCTTTATCAAAGGATTGTTTAAAATGGACACTCAAATTGGTTTTGCTGATCAATTAGTAATGTACACAACATTAACGGCTTAATATTAACATTAGGGAGTTGAGATATACTCCCTTTTAAAATTTATAAAAAAAAATGGCAAGATTTGGAATAACAAAAAACGAGGATAACACAGGACGTGTTGTTACTTACGACATTAAAGAACCAGTTTACGCTGCGACTTTATCAATCAACGCAAACGCTTCTAAAACATTTGTTACTGTAGGGGCTTTGACTGGAGCTTTAACATTGAATTCAGTTGTAGCAAACGCACAAAAATATGATGAACTTTTTATTTCATTCACAGCGTCTGGAGCAAACAGAATTGTAACTTTTGGAACTAATTTCGCAAGTGCAGGAACATTAACGGTTGTTTCGGCTAAATTTGGGTCGGCACACTTCGTATATAACGGTAATGCATGGGTTGAATTTGGAAGAGCTTTAACGGCTTAATCTAATGGATGAGTTAAAACAAGCGTTAGTTAATGAACTAATACACGTTGAAACAATCTTTTTTGATTCAGTTGGTAATTGGTTCATTAACAAAACAAAAGACGCATTAGAATCAAAATCAAGAGATGAGATTTTAGAAACTAAAAAAGTAAAAACTTTAAAACCTACTGCTGAATAATCAGTAGGTTTTTTTTTAAAACAAATAACAAATGAGTTTACCAGACATTACGTTTAATTACGGAAAAGGAGGACTAGGACGAGCATTAGCGGGGAATGATTATATTTCTTCATTAATGTTTGTTAACTCGTCTCTACCTTCGGGTTTTAGTTCTACGAACAGAATCCAAAAAATATTCTCGGTGGCTGATGCGGTGACGTTAGGAATAGATAATCTTTATTCAGATGAAACAAAAGCTACGGCAACATATACAGTAACTAACAAAGGTACAGCGGGAGACGTTGTAACAGTTAATTACACAGATTATAAAGGTACGGTTATTCAGTTAGCTCAATACACTTTAGCTACTGCTGACATTACAAGTACAACAACTTCGGCTTTAGCTTTGTCAAATGCTGTTAATTTAGGAACTAATACGCACGGATTTAGTGCTAGCCCTTCAAGTGCAATTGTAACAATTACGACTAAAGTAGGAGAAGGAATTTACCCAAATAGTGGAACTCCTTATGCAATAGCTGTTACAGGTACATGTGCAGTAACAATAGCTCAAGCGGTTGTTACGGGTGTAGCTTCTAAAAGAGCGATTGAATATTACCATGTTAGCGAATTCTTTAGATTACAACCTCAAGGAGTTCTTTACGTTGCATATTACGCTACTTATGATGCTAATAACATTACTTTAGTAAGAGACTTTGCAAACGGTGAAATTCGCCAATTTGGTGTATTAAATGATTTAACTACTGCTTTTGCTACAAGTCAAGTTACAGCTATACAATCAGTAGCTACAGCTTCACAAACAGCTCACAAGCCTTTTAGTGTTCTTTATGCTCCTGAGATTAGTGCTACATCTTCATTGAGTTCATTAACTGACTTAACAGGATTAGCTTCTAAAAATGTTTCTGTTGTAATTTCACAAGATGGAGCAGGACAAGGATATAGACTTTACAAAACAACGGGTAAATCAATTTCGGATTTAGGTGCTAAATTAGGGGCGGTTGCTTTTGCTAGTGTTTCGGATAGTATTGCATGGGTTGGTAAATTTAATATGTCAAACGGTACGGAATTAGATACTATCAATTTTTCAAACGGTGTATTATATTCAACTGTATCAGATGCTTTATTAACTACTTTAAATAACTACGGTTACTTATTTTTAAGAAAATTAGTAGGTATTACAGGAAGTTATAACACACCGCCAACAACTTCGACTCTACCTAGTTCGGACTATCATTTCATACATTCAAATAGAACAATTGATAAAGCAACTAGAGGAGTAAGAGCTGATTTATTACCTGATTTGTCTAGCCCAATCATTTTAAATAGTGATGGAACAATGACAGATTCAACAGTAGCATACCTTGAAAGTAAAGCGGGATTAAGTTTGTCACAAATGGTAAGAGATACAGAGTTGAGTAATTTCTCTGTTACAATTAACCCTTCACAAAATGTACTTTCAACAAATACATTGACTGTAGCGGTTAAATTGTTACCAGTAGGAGTAGCAGATTTCATAGTAGTTAACATAGGATTCACAACTAATTTATAATAAGAAATGGCAGTTCCATTAATAAATGGTGTAGCGTATGGATGGGGTAACGTGCAAGTTATCCTATTCGGAACGCCACTTACTACGATAACAAAAATCGAGTACAACCATAAACAAAATAAAGAAAACATCTACGGTGCAGGTTATGAACCAGTAGCACGTGGGTATGGTAGAGTTGAGTATTCAGGTTCAATTGAAATGAAAACGGATGAATGGAAACGAATCATTTCGGCATCTCCAAACCGTAACCCATTAGACATTGCCCCGTTTGATATTCAAGTAGTAATGGGTGGTCACGGAACAACTCCAACAACTGATAAGTTGAAAATGGTTGAGTTTTTAGAGAACCCTTTATCTACATCAGAGGGTGACACTTCAATTACTGTAACTATTCCAATTATTATTGGTACAATTACAAGATAATTTTCTTATATTTACACTCATAAAAATAAAACGTTATGAGTGTAAATTTAGATCAAGTAGAACAAGAAGCGAACGAAAAAGCAATTCAGCTAACTGAGAGATTGGGAGAACCTATTCACGCTCACGTTATCAATGCAGGTGAACAAGGATTTGTGACCGGATTCTTTAAACAACCTAACAGAATGCTTAAAATGTATGCTTTGGATATGTCCACAACTTCATTAAGTCAAGCAAACGACACAATTTTAAAATCTTGTTTGTTAATTGATGAATCAGATAAGCGAATTTTAGAAGATAAACCTGAAAATGACGCTATCTATTTAACTTTCAATATGTATGCTTCTACTTTGGTAGAGTTGTATAATTTGAATATTCAAAAAAAAAGTTAAAATATAAAATTGATGAAAATAGTAGCGAAGAAAGACAAATAAGTTCTTTACTTCGCTATTTTTTTAATATAGATCCTGACACTTTAACTGATGATGAATTTTGGAAGTTAGAGGGTGAATTAATGTTCGCATTAGTAAAAGATGGTAAACTAGAAAGGAAAAAATAATGGCAGAAAATAAAGTTGAATACATCATAAGTCTTAAAGATTTATTTTCTAGTGGAATAAAAAAGGCTAAAGGTGAAACGGATGAATTAAACAATTCAGTAAACAATACTTCTAATAGTTTGGGTGGACTTGCTAAAATGGCGGTTGGTGCATTTGCAACTATTGGAATAGCTAGTTTTGTAAAATCTGTTGTTGAGGTAGGATCTAGTTTCGAATCTGCTGAAATGGGTTTAAAAACTTTTTTAGGAACTTCTGAATTAGCTCATTCTGCTTATTTAGGTATTCAAGAAGATGCACAAAAAACACCATTCGATTTTCAATCATTATTACAAGCTAATAGAGCGTTAATTTCTTCGGGTGAAAGTGCAGAACAAGCAAGGGGGAATATTTTAAATTTAGCCAATGCTATAGCATCTACAGGCGGAGGAAGTGATGAATTGTCTAGAATGTCGGTAAACTTACAACAAATTAAAAATGTTGGAAAGGCTTCCGCAATGGATATTAAACAGTTTGCTTTTGCAGGAATTAATATTTATGGACTTTTAGCAGATGCAACAGGTAAAAATGTTAGTCAAGTTAAAGATATGGAAGTATCTTACGACTTACTTACTTATGCTTTACAAAAAGCTGGACAAGAAGGTGGGATATATTATAAAGGTCTTGAAAATGCAATGAATACAACGCAAGGTAAATTATCGAATTTAAAAGATATGTTTGATGTATTTAAAAACAAGATATTTATTGAGATGAAACCACTTATATCGATTGCAATAAATGGTCTTACTGCTATGATGGGAGCATTTGGAGGTATGATGCACCATTTAAAAACGTTTAGCTCTTTAGGTAAAGAATTTATGTACAACCTTAGAGAATTTGCAGGAGTTGTATTTGAAGCTATTAAACCAATTGGAAAAGCATTTGGTGGTTTAATTATTGCAGTTGTGCAAGGTATAAGCAATGTTATGTGGGCGTTTAAACAAATGGGAACAACCGGAAAAGTCATTATAGGTTTGACAGTTGCTATATTAGCGTTAAATTACGCTATGAATATGAACCCAGCAGTTAGATTGGTAACTGGAATATTTGCCGTAATTGGTGCGGTTGGTATAGCTTGGAAGAAGTTTTCTATGTTTAGAGGTGTAGTTGTTGGATTGTGGGAAGTTGTTAAAGGTTTAGCAAAATCTTTTTGGGATTTAATAGCCGGATTTCACACAATGGATTTCGGAAGAATGAAAAAGGGGTTCGATTCTCTTTTTGATGTTGGAAAAAACTTTGATAAAGGTTATAATAAAGGTGTTGCAATGGTGAAGCAACCTAAAAAAGAAAAGAAAACGTTATCAGAAGTTACAAAAGAAAAAGAAGAAAAGAAAACTACTAATCTACTAACTAAACCAACTAATACAGAAACAAAAAGCGAAGTTTCAAAGGTACAACAAAAACAAGCTACACAAATACATATTAATATTGGAAAATTAGTAGAAACACAAAATATAAAAATTGAAAACGCAACAAAAGATTTCGCTGAAAAGTTACACAATGCCGTTTCAGAAGTACTTTTAAATGTTATAAATGACGCTAACCGTATAGCTACTCAATAGATATGAAATTTATAATTCCAAATACAGAAATTCAAGCTCACAATCAATCAACGATTATAGCTAAAACTATACTTCCAAGTATTGCAAAGGGTGTAGCTTTAAAGGTATTACAACCTTTAAGAAAACCCGCTTACGATACAGATAAGCCGTATTCAGATACAATGCCAACACAAAGCGAAAAAGACGCTATGTTATACGGTTCTTATTTGGGTACAAATGTGATGTCTGACTTAAATCTAAAAGATAAAGAGAGCGATTTTAGTTTAGTTATTGATACGGCAATATTTAACGTTACTCAAAATAAACATATTATTACAACGGCAGTTCAAGGACGTAACGGAACGGTAAAAGAATATATTTCATTAGGTGATTATAAGATTAGTATTAAAGGAGTTTTAAGTGGTGCTAATGGTGTTTATCCAAAAGATACTAAAACGATTAACAACGCAACAGTTAAGGACTTACTAGAAATGTGTAAGATAAACAAAGCGTTAACGGTTAATAGTTGGTATTTAACACAATTTAATATTTTCGATATTGTTATAACCGAATTTAATTTAGGGCAAATTGAGGGTGAATACTCCGTACAACATTTTGAAATACAAGCGTTATCTGATGAACCATTTGAAATAAATATTACAAAATAATGTTAAATTTAGTTTCTAAAATAACGATTAAACAAAACGGTATTCCAACTTATCCAAATCGGTCGGATGTTGTAATATTTGATTTTGTAAATAATTTAGATATTTCATCAACTTGGCAAAATTTAAGCGATACTGGTTCGATTATATTTCCTAAAAATTTAACTTTTAAAGACCAATTCGGAAACGTTTCAAGTTGGGCAAAACAAAACATTGCAACCAATAACGGAAATTTACCGCCTTTAATTGTTAGGGGTGATTCTATTAAGATTGAAATAGGTTACGAATACGAAAAAACAAAAGGTAATTTTGTGACTGAAATTAACAAGGTATTCAATGGTTTTATAACTTCTGTAAATAATAGAATACCTTTAGAGTTTAGTTTTGAGGATAATATGTGGGCGTTAAAACAGATACAAGCTCCTAACATGACTTTTAAACAAAGTGAGTGGACTTTAGAAAGTATGATTAAATATCTTATTAAAGATACTAAATACACTTTAAAAGATATGATAAACGGTTCACCAATTTCGACAAAGTTCGGTGATTTTACAACTCAAAACGAAACAATAGCTCAGGTATTAGATAGATTGCAAAAAGATTTTAGATTTGAAGCTAACTTTAGAGGTAATGAATTAAGATGTGGTTTTATTGTTTATTACCCTGAAAATCGAAAAGAACACAACTTTAAATTTCAGCATAATATTATATCGGACGATTTAATTTATAAACGTAAAGACGATGTTTTAATAGGTGTAGAAGTTCATACGCACCAATTAATACCATTAGCGAAAACTAACAAGGACGGTACAACAAAATTTAAAACTGAAAAGTTTAATTATTTTGGTTATTATTATAAAGGTGATTTAAAAATAGTTCAAATAGATCAAAAACCAAAAGCATTTGAAGGAGAAATTAGAACTATAAATATGATGAAAATGCCTATCGATGAGGTTAAAAATTATATTTCAAAACAATTAAATAGACTAACTTACGAGGGATGGAGGGGTTCATTTGTTACTTTTGGATTACCACAAGTTAATCACGGTGACATAGTTCAATTGATTGATGATATAATACCCGAAAGAAACGGTCGTTATATGGTTAAATCTGTAGAAACATCATTTGGAGTTAATGGATTTCGTCAAACTATTGGAATTGACATAAAGGTAGATGATTATTCACAAGAAGAACTTAACGCAGGTTTATGAGTGCAGAATTAAGGCAAATAAAAGAAGGTATTCAAAGACTTGCTAATACGTTTGGTAAAGACTATGTTTCAACTGTTGATTGTAATGTAACGGCAATCAACGAAGCTAATCGAACGTGTACAGTTGAACCGATAACTACAAGTTTAGCTACCGGATTTAATGAAGTAGCTTTGACTGCAGATCCAAATGATGGATTTATTTGTTATCCTGAAATTGATAGTACAGTAAGAGTAGCAGTCACTAATAAAGGAGATAAATATGTTTTACAATTTAGCGATTTATCAAAGGTTCGTATTACAGTTGGAAATAGTGAAATAGTTATTCAAGATACTTCAATAATGTTTAATGATGGAACATTGGGAGGGTTAGTAAAATTAAACGATTTGACAACTAAATTAAACAACCTAGAGAACAAAGTTAATGCTATCATTACTACATTTAACGCACATACACACGTTGCTAGTTCTTTTGGTACTCCAACAACACCACCACCATCTTTAATAGTTGGGACATTAACACCCACACAAACAACCGATATAGAAAATACTAAAATAAAACAATAATGGTAGCACAGGACTTAATACAAGATAACGGAGATTTATTGATTCAAAATGGTGACTTTGTTATAGGTTTATCGGATGAGCAACACGTCGCTGATATTATTTATTCTTCGCCTAATTGGTGGAAGGAATTTCCCCAAGTTGGAGTTAATATTCAAATGTATTTAAGTGGTTCGGGAATTGGTGATGAATTAAATAGGAATTTAAAACTACAATTAATTGCGGACGGCTACACAGTTGGAAAAGCTAGTATTACCCAGTTGAATGAAGAATTAATTTTGGACACAGATGCTAAAAGAATATAAAGTCTTAAACGGTGAAACGATTCAAGATGTTACTGTAAAATTATACGGAAGTATTGATTATCAATTCTTATTAATTTCTCAAAACAATATTTCAATTTCAACCGATATAACGGATTTAATTCTGAAATATGATGATAGTATAATAACAACTATTCCGAACAATATACAAGCTAATAACGCTATATCAACAACACAAAATAGTGTTTTAGGTGTTGAGGGACAAAGTATATTTGACGTTGCTATACAGACACAAGGAACAATGGACAATGTTATAGAATTAATGGACAGTAACAATATTAGTTTTATACAATTAAATTCTGTAAAATCAAAAGTTATTATTTACTACGAAAATAAAATTAAGAATCGTTTAATTTATAATTTTATGCAGAATTTAGGAACGTCCGCAGGTTCTACAATTACACAAAATGTAGGTGGTGGAAGTTTTAATGGTAGTTTTAACGGTAGTTTTGATAGAACTAGAGGAAAATTGATAAAAAGTTTTAATAGATCATTTAGTAAAAGTTTCAAATGAGTAATCAAAATAAGGTAACGCTTCAAAGCGACATAAATACTAAGATATACGAAAATACAACTCAGGATATAACCGGAGCAAATTTAAACGAAGTATTAACAAGTTTGAATGATTCAAAAGTTTCTAAACTAGATGACATTGATACTGATTCAAGTTTTACGGCTAACTCTGACTTACTTGTTCCATCACAAAAAGCGGTTAAAACGGCAATAGGCGGTTATCAATTAACATCAGGCAAAGATGCTTCTAGCGGTTATGTTGGTATTTCAAGTGGTAATGTTATAACTTTGCCTTTAGGTAGAGGTTTTGTATCAAACAACGTAACACCTAATCAAATTGCTTATTTTGATAATAGTGGTAATTTACTAACTTTATCGGTTGCTACTTACCCAAGTATAACAGAGTTAGCTTATGTTAAGGGTGTAACAAGTGCAATTCAAACGCAAATAAATGCTAAGGTAACGGGGTCAGGAACTTCAAGCGGAACGAATACGGGAGACCAAACTTTCCTAAATGCAAGAGTTCAAACAGTAACAAGTTCAGCAACAGTAACGCCAACATCTACAAACGATATAGTTATAATTACTGCTCAAGCGGTTGGTTTAACTTTAGCTAATCCAACGGGTACATTCACAGAGGGTCAAGCGTTAATGATACGAATTAAAGACAGCGCAACGGCTCAAACTATTGCATTCGGCACTAATTACAGAGCGATTGGAGTTACTTTACCAACTACAACTGTAATTTCTAAAACGATGTACTTAGGGATTATCTACAATGCGACAGATGGCAAATGGGATGTACTAGGAACACCACAACAAGCATAATATGTACTACGGATTAATAAATAGTATGAATAGGGCGGTTGTATCTAGTTATACTGCTAGGACACAAGCCTTAATTACTGCAACGGGGCTATCAAATACAACTAAAATAAATGCTATAAATTCGTTTGATTTAGAAATTCAATCTATTGAAAGTAAATTAACAAATAAAGCATTGTATTTATTATTTTTAGAAAATTCAACGTGGAATGCTCGTAATTTTTTAGGTACTTCAACTTTTGATTTAACATTTAGTGGAGGACTTACCCATACTGCAAGTGGTGTATTACCAAATGGAATTAACGGTTTTGCCAATACAAATTTTAAAAATGCAACTCATTTAAGTTCAGGGACTAATTACACTTTGTTTTTTCAGTCAATGAATGATTCAAATATAGGGGTTGATATAGGTAGTTTCAGCACAGGCACATTAGTAGTTTTAGATATTGAAGCAAGATATGGAGGTTCTATATATGCAGGGCAAAATTCAAATGGTTATTTAACTGCTTCAAATTCAGATGGTTCTGGAATTTATATAAATACAAGGATTTCTAACTCAGATACTAGGCTGTATAAAGATAATATTTTAAAAGCTTCATCATCATCAAATATAGGCACTACATCAAACATAGATAATTATTTATTTGCCCGTAACGAAACTGGTTATGCTTCTTTTTATGGTTCTAAAAAAGCCTTAACTGCTGGTATAATTGACGGCTTAACAGTTGGCGAAATAGCAATATTAAACACCGCTTTATCTAATTTAAAAACAAATTTAGGGGTATGATAGCAATATTAACAACAGAACAAAAAGATAGTTTAATAGGTCAAACATACGATGGAGAGTGTTATTTCAATCCAATCCAAGATTTAAATGATAATTGGGTAATTTCAGAACAAGAGATTGCACAATCTAGTCTACAATGGTTAAAAGATTTACCATTAAGTGAATACCAACCTAAGCCACAAACACCGCTATTTTAATGTTCGACTTTCTAACACATATAAATTTACCTCCTTATTTACTATTTATAGTAATAGTTTTAGGTATATTAACATACTATTTTCACAAAGATATAAGTAAGTTGATTAACCGAAAAGAAGTTGAGGAAGATATAAAGGACTTAAAATCGCACGATATATTCAACACTTTGGAAAGGGTAAAGCAAGATGTATCTCACATGAAGTTCTACTCGCATGGGAAATATGATGCGGTTAAATCTAAGATGTGTACAGATTTCGCTAAGTTCAAATGTAATGTTTGTTGCGATAAATTTGTTGAATTTTTGGATAACGATTTTAGTAAAATTAATTCAGATGAATTAAAGCAGTTAGTACTTTCTGAAATGTATGGAATGCACACTGAATATATTAAGCAAATACGAGCTTATTGGTTAGATAAAGGAATAAGCAATGAAGATGTTGACTATGTAATTGAATTGTTTGAGAAATTTAGATATGATGTTGTTGTATCGTTTCAAAATAGAATAAACGGTATCTTTTCTTCTTCATACCATAAAAATAACTTTGAAAAAATATTAGCTTGTTATGAGATGTATTCGATGGGAATTGATTTGTTACCTAAAGATATGTTGACTACATTTGAAGCATTAAATGGAAAATTTGCAAAAATAAATTATAATTGATATGAGAATTTTAGACAAAATTAAAGCAGAAAGTACAACAGACAACAGATTTAAAGGACAGTTTAAAACTATCTTAGTTTCGATGTTGGGAGTTATAACCGCAAGTGGGATATTAGATACTAAGCCCGTAGTTAAGACTATTGTAGATGTAACACTAGGTATTTTAACACGTGATGTTATTAACCACGCAACAACGTACAACAAGTGATCTCGGCAAGTGCTATATTATTAGCAATAGTAGTAATATTAATAATTGAACAAAATGAAAACATCAGAAAACGGTAAGCAATTAATTAAGTCCTTTGAAGGTTGCAAATTAACTGCATATAAATGTAGTGCTGGAGTTAATACAATTGGCTTCGGGAACACCTATTACACCAACGGTAATAAAATAAAGTTAGGAGATAAGATAACGCAAGAAGAAGCAAATAAATTGTTTTTAGATTTATTACCTAAATACGAAAAGACTGTCTTAGATGCGGTTAAAGTACCATTAACACAAAATCAATTTGATGCTTTGGTTTCGTTCTGTTGGAACTGCGGAAGTTCAAATACTTTGTTTTCTATGATTAATGAAAAGTTTAGTGAAATGAATATTGTAGGCTTTTGGACGAGCCATTATATTATGGGAGGTGGTAAAGTATTAAACGGACTTGTACGAAGAAGAAATGCGGAAGCTACGTTATTTGTAAAGAAATAATTAGTACCTTCGTTTTTCATAATTTTTAGGTTAGGTTAATTTAGCGAGTGGTTTTATACTACTCGCTTTTTTTTGTGAAAATAAATAATAAAAGGTATTGTTTATTCGAATAAGTTTAGTAGATTTGTAGTATTAATAACTAAATACTAAAAATTATGGAAACAACAATCGAGTACAGAGATGTACAATTAAGATGCGAGTTTGAAATTTACCCAATTTCAGAGGAAACAGAACACGAGCCAGAATCAGGCGGTCAAATGTATGACTTGTTTATTTACGTTCAAGAAACAGAAGTATCAGACTTGTTTAACGAGAATCAAATCATTGACATTAAAGAAAGAATTTACGAATCAATTGAAAACGAATTATGAAAATTTACGCAAAAATACACGAAGCAAAGAAAGAAATAGGTATCGTTAAAAAAACGAAAACCAACCCCCATTTCAAAAATACTTATGCCGATTTAAACGCATTAATAGAAGCGGTTGAGCCTATACTACTAGAGAAAGGTTTAATCTTGTTACAACCGATTAAAGACGGTAAAGTATTCACGCAAATAATTGATGTTGAAAACGGTGAAATGATTGAGAGTTTTATTGAATTAACTCCAAATTTAACAAGTCAGGCTCTCGGTAGTCAAATTACCTATTATCGACGTTACCAAATTTCAAGTATTTTACTTTTAATGGCGGACGATGATGATGGGCAATTGGCTAGTAAACCACAACCTAAACAACTACCAATTTGCTCTGAACTTTTATTTGATAAAGCGGTTGCAAGATATGAAGGGCTAGAGTTAGATGTATTTGATAAGTTAATTAAAGCTTATACATTAACCGCTAAGCAAATTTTAGAAATTAACGAAATAACTAATAAATAGAAATTATGACGGCAATAGAATTTTTAGTTGAAGAAATAATTAAACTTACTGGGGTAAATATAAGAATTGACGAGCCAATTATTGAACAAGCTTTAGAAATGGAAAAGCAACAGATTATAGATGCACACGGAGATAAATTAAAAATTCACTCAGGTACTACAAGTTTTGAATATTGGTTTACTGGAGAAGATTATTATAAAAAAAAATTTAACAAATAGAAATTATGGAAAATTTACAAAGACAGTCAGTAATAGAGGTTACACCAACAATGCTACAAGATTACTTCGGAATATTAATTGAAGCGGTTAGGAATGGAGAACTTAACCCATTAGAATTGTACGGAAAAGCGAAAGAGATTGAAGACTTAGCTCAGAAAGTTAAAATTGAGGTGCAAAGTTTAGCAATAGAAGAAGCCGAAAAACGTACAGAAAAAACTTTTAACTTTGGTAATTTTAAAGTAACTAAAGTAGAGGGTAGACGAATGATTGACTATTCTAACATTGAGGAATATCAAATTGCTAAAGCTAATTTAAAAGAGATTGAGTACAAATATAAACAAGTTGCATTAAGTAGTTTGACTAGTTTAGATGAAAGCACTGGAGAAATTCTTAAACGTCCAATTATAACGTTTAGCAAAAATTCAATCTCAATTAAGAATGTATAAAATATTAATCATGCCTTGTATCGGAGTAGTGTTAATATTGCTACTCCGATCACACAAACAAAAAGAAACAATACCAGTATTTAATTATGAAGAAAGAGAAGAAATATGCAACGGAGATAGCTCCAACTACCTACGAGAAAGCTGGGAGACCCAAAATCATAAACGCAAAGATTGTAAAGGCA